TCATCTTAAAGGACTGCAATATCGATGGCGGTATTCTGGCGAAGTTTGACGCTGACGCAGACTACCTGGATGAAGATATGGACTTTACCTTTGAAGATTTTGAGATGCCGGAAGCATTCTCGAATCTGGAGGGATTTCTGACGAATTAGGAGAGTCTCCCCGCGTTTTCAGTGGGGAGAGCACATGTGTCTGGATTTTGAAGCTGGAATAATGACTTCTTGACTGGTGTGTGTTATAATTTCTTTATATCAACAGTTGAGGAGGAGATATTATGTTTTGGTTGATTTGTTTATGTTTTTCAGCATTTTGTACCATAGGAGGGGTTATATCTTGTATATCCGAGGGAAATCCAGAAATAATGTTAGGTGTAGCTGTATTTGCTATATTTGATATTATTTTCTATAAAAAGTATCATGATAAGAAAACAGGAAAAACAGCAGAAAAAAAACAGGCAAAAAGAGAATCCAAAGAAGTAGCAGAGAAGACTATATATGGAAATCACCAGGCGGGGCTTCCGCTTGCACAGAATGCACCGTGTACGATCATTGCAGAAAGTGACTGTTTTAAATTCGTAGGAGGTGGAAATAGTTTTGAGTTGAATCGAAGTAAGATAACAGATATATCTGTAAAAACAGATGTTGAGATTCAGAAGCAATATGTTTCAAGTGCGGGAGGAGCAATCGCGGGTGGAATGGTTTTCGGACCTCTTGGAGCGATTGTTGGAGGTCGCGTAAAAGAGAAAAAGACGCGAGAATTTACCTATTATCTCATTTTTACATACCGTTCCGATGCGGAAATAAGTTATATCAGTTTCGAAATATGGTATAGTATGGGCGTGATAAAAAAGATAGAAGAATGGAGAAAAGAACTGTTGGGAAATGTTCAACAGGCTGACGCAATACAATTATAGCGAGTACCCGCTTACAGAAGTAGGCGGGTATTTTTGTACCCTAAAATTGGAAAGAGAGGATAATATAATGTCAAATTTTACAAGATTCATGAAACAGAACAAGAAAGTGAGAGCAAATGAGAAGTATGCACCGACCAAAAGCTTGACGGATGAAAAAGGAGATCCGTTGGAATTTGAATTTCGCCACATTACATCAAAAGAAAATGAAGATCTGCGGGATTCCTGCACAGTAGATGTTCCGGTAAAAGGAAAACCAAACATGTTTCGCCCGAGATTTAACCCATCTAGTTACATGACGAAACTGGTTGCTGCATCCATTGTGGTACCGGATCTTTACAACAAGGAGTTGCAGGATTCTTACGGCGTTATGTCACCGGAAGACTTGCTTCTTGCACTGGTAGATGATCCTGGAGAATACAACGCATTGGAAGAGTGGGTGCAGAAATTCCAGGGATTTGACAAGACACTGGACGATAAGGTGGAAGAGGTAAAAAACTAATTGAGGAAGGGGATAGCGAGTTTAACTATGCTCACTATGCCCTTCAAAAATTACATATTCTTCCGTCTGTATTTGCCGCAATGGATGAGCAGGAAAAAGCGTTCTTGATAGCATCTATACAGGTTAGGATCGAAAAGGAAAAAGAGGAAGCAAAGAAAGCCAAGGCAAAAGCAAGAAAGAAAGGCAGGTGATGGCATGGCGTCAATTATGACCGCAATAGAATTACAGGATCGATTTAGCAGTGTATTGTATGGAGTAATCGATACAGTAAACATCGCGATCAGTTCTATGTATGATATGTCAGAAGCAATGAATACAGGAATTGACACATCGGCATTACAGGCGGCACAGGACAGGATTGTTCAAACAACAGCGGCTCTCGACAGAATGAATGCAGCGATGGAAGAACCAAACGGATCACTTCCTATTGGACAGGAAATGGAAGATGTGCATCAGCAGATAAACAATAATATAGAAGCACAAAATCGATTCAATGATACGATAGCAGATTGCCATTCCAAAGTGGTGCAGGTAGACAGTGGATTTAAAGGTTGGGAAAAGGCTGTTGTTGTAGCTAATAATGCTCTTGGCTTGGTAAAAAACGTGCTTGGAGATGCGGGCGTTATGGATATGAGTGGAGCCTTTGGACGAATCGATACGATGAACCGCTTTCAAAAAACGATAACGACCATGACCGGGGATGCCGGGCTGGCAGAAGCTGCGCTGGCAAAGCTGAAAGACGTAACGGTTGGAACTGCATATGGATTGGATGTTGCAAGTAAAGCAACACAGGGATTTATCACGCGTGGAATGTCCCTCGGAGCGGCAACGGAGCAGGTCCGTATCTGGGCGGATGCCGTCAGCTTTTATGGAGAGGGAACGAATGAGCAGCTTGAAAGCGTTGTGGATGCGATCGGTAAGATGTATTCGAAAGGAACGGTTGAAGCCGATCAATTAAGCCGTTTATTTGATGCCGGAATTGGAGCAGCGGAGATTTATGCCAATGCGGTAGGAGAATCTGTTAGTCAAGTACAGGATGATTTAAGTGATGGAACGATATCTGCCGCACAATTCTTGACAGTGGTCAGTCAGGCAATGGATGCTGGCGTATCGAGTGGAGCGGCAAAAACAGCGGGCGATACCTGGGCAACTACCTTTGCCAATGTTGGAGCTGCAATAAACCGTGGTTGGGTCGAAATTATAGAAAAACTGGATGCGGCCTTAGCTTCGCGCGGCCTTCCGAGCACAATGGAAATGGTTCAGATGTTCGGGCAGACAGTAGAGAATACGTTAGATACTGTTGCTGGGTATATGGGAATGGTGGTAGATCTTGCCATGAACATAGGAAATACAATGACAGAAGCGGGAAGCTTTGTGTCGGATAATTGGGGAGTAATAGCACCGATTATATACGGAGTGGTTGCGGCCTTGGCAGCATATGCTTTGATTGCAGGTGTTGTGGCAGTTATAAATGGAGTGTCAGCTGCAGCACAAGCAGTGCATAATGCACAAACGGCAATGGCAACAGGGGCTACATTTGCATATACGGCGTCTCAATATGGATTGAATGCTGCTTTGTTGGCGTGCCCGCTTACATGGATTATATTGCTTATTAGTGCTTTAGTAGTAGTAATAGTGCTGGTGTGTGCGCATATTGCAAAGATGGGTGGCACGGCACAAACAGCGTTTGGAGTATTTTGTGGGGCTGTTAATGTCGGTTTACAATATTTTAAAAATTTTGGATTGGCAATAGCAGATGTGGTGTTGGCAATTTGGAATTCGATTACGGCGATAGCAGGAAATATACCGATTGCATTTCATAATGCATTAGCGGAAGCAAAATCATATTTTTATGGCTTTGAATATGTTGTTGTCAGTATCATAGCAGCCATTGGTGATGCATTAAACAAATTGCCTTTTGTAAGTTTTGATACAAGTGGATTATGGTCTGCGGCAAATGGTTATGCTGCTAAGGCTATGCAAGCAGCAAACAGTAAGCAGGAATATAATAGTATTTCAGATGCCTGGAATGAAGGGAAAAATACATTTGAGGTATTTCAGGATGGATGGGTTCAGGAAGCATATAATAAGGGAGCAAACTGGGGAGATGGAATTTCTGATAAAGTATCGGATAAGATTTCTGGTCTGAAAGATTTCTTCAATCCAAGTGACGGACTTCCAGACAAAGACGATCATCAAAAAGATTATTCATCCATCCTTGGGGATTCCAGTCTTGGCAATATTGCCGGAAACACTGGCGACATCGCGGGAAATACTGGATCATTGGATGATATTGCAGGGAACACCGGAAACACAGCCGAGGATACCGCAAGAATCGCGGATGCGGTAGACATTACAGATGATGATCTGAAGTATCTGCGTGACATTGCGGAGCGGGACATCATCGACCGGACCGTATTTACCAAAGTCGAGGTCAACATGGGCGGCGTAACGAATCAGGTAAACAATATGTCAGATCTGGACGACATTGCAGACCGGCTCAACGGTGTATTGCAGGAACAGATCATGATATCAGCGGAGGGATAGGATGTATAACATTTTTTTGGATCAATTATTGCTTCCGGTGACGCCGGAAGAGATGAAGATCAAGCACAATGGCAGAAATGATACGATTACGCTGATTAATGACGGCGAGGTAAACATATTAAAGACAGGCGGGTTGAAAGAAGTCTCTTTCAACTGCCTGCTCCCAAATGTCAGATACCCATTTGCCATGTACCTGGATGCGTTTCATCCGGCATCTTATTATCTGGATTACTTCAAGGCATACATGGAAAACAAGCAGCCGTTCAATTTTATCGTAACGCGTATGTTTCCAACCGGCAAAATGATAAGTTACACGATCATGCGGTGCGTGATGGAAGATATCACGGAAAAAGAATCTGCGGATAATGGGTTTGATACCACGGCAGAAATAAAGATCAAGGAGTTTAAGCCACATTGCACGAAGCTGTATTCGCTTACGGATGACGGAAAGGTAGTGCCTTATGGATCCACCAGAGAGCATAAACCGAGAAGTGGTGGGAACCTGTCATATACGGTGCAGGAAGGTGATACGCTTTGGAAGATTGCACAGTTTTTTTACGGATCCGGAGCGGAGTATGACAAGATCATGAATGCCAACAACATAACAAAAAATCCCGATCATGCCATATGGCCGGGACTGGTGCTCACAATTCCGTAGGAGGTGAAAGGTGTACACGCTTGAAATTTTAAACCGGGGGACGATCTTTGTCCCCCAGGTAAAGGAAGGTATCAAATGGGAAACGGTGCGGAAGGGATCTCCAGGAAAGTTGGAGTTTACGATTTACGCTGATGTCAATCTTGATATAGATGAGGGAAATCCGGTGCGGTTCCGGGTCTTTGAAAACAAGGTGTGGAATGATGTGTTTTATGGATACATCTTTAAAATGTCTCATCAGAAAAATGAAGAAATGAAAGTCACCTGTTATGACCAGCTGCGGTATTTTAAAAACAAGGACACTTATTCATACAGCGGGATCACGGCGGGGCGGCTTTTGCAACGCATCTGTGATGATTTCCGGCTGAGCTGCGGCAGGATCACAGATACCGGATATGTTATACCGCAACGGATAGAATCCAACAAAACGCTGTTTGATATTATGCAGAATGCGCTTGATCTGACGATGATGAACACGAGACAGGTATATGTGCTGTATGATGATTACGGCAAGATCTGTCTGCAGAATATCGCGGACAGAAAAATGAATCTGATACTGGATGCGGAAACCGGGGAAAATTACGAGTATTCGACATCCATTGACGGAGATACCTATAATCAGGTGAAATTGACCTATGATAATAAGGACACCGGGAAACGTGAAATATACATGACGAAGGATTCTTCTCACATCAACGAATGGGGCGTGTTACAGTATTACGACACTCTAAACGATGGGGAGAACGGCGCAAGCAAAGCGGAAGCACTGCTGAAATATTACAACAAGGTTTCCAGAAACTTTCAGGTGAAAGACGCGTTCGGCGATGTGCGGATACGCGCCGGAACTTATCCGCTGGTCATGTTTTCCGTGAGCAATTACTGGCTGCACAATTTTATGATGGTGGAAAAAGCAACACATACTTTTAACGAGGAAGAACATACAATGACACTCACGCTGTCCGGCGGTGAGTTTATGGAATAGAGGTGATATTTTGGATGCACAACTGATTGACAGCATTAAGACGATCGCAAAAAACTGTATTGAAGAATCTGATCCATGTACATTTTTGTTTGGTACGGTGGAATCAGCGGTACCGTTAAAAATCCGTATTGATGATAAGCTGGTGCTGGATGGGAGCACGCTTGTGATCCCGAGATATCTTACGGATCATGAACAGGAGATTGAAGCAGAGTTTGACACCGAGACCGCGGGAAGTCCGGCACATGAGCATCCGGTAAAACTGGAAAAGAAAAAAATAAAGATCAAGAATGCTTTACAGTCCGGAGAAAAGGTGATTATGGTGCGGCAGCAGGGCGGTCAGAAATACATGGTACTTGACCGATGTGAGGAGGGATAGTGTGATACCGGGTAATCAGTTATCAAACATTGAATATGAGGATCAGCCCTCAAAAACATTTGCAATGCAGGTGGAGAGGCAGGCGGTAAAAGGGAATTGTGATGGGATCCCCGCAGTAAAACAGGCGATCTTCCTTATCTTAAATGTAGAACGGTACCAATGCCCGCTTGTGTCATGGAATTATGGCATACAGCTGGCAGATCTGATCGGGATGCCGACATCATACTGTATTCCGGAACTGAAGCACCGGATTACAGATGCGCTGATGCAGGATGACCGGATCACAAAGGTGTATAATTTCACGTTTGATGTTCCACGGAAAGGCGTGATACACACTACCTTTTCGGTTGATTCGACCGCGGGCACGATCGATGTAGAGAAAGAGGTGACGGTATAGATTGTTTGAGGATAAGACATATGAAAATCTCATGAAAGAGAAACTTGCGCAGGTAAAATCAACGATAGATAAGCGCGAGGGAAGCTTGATTCATTTTGCGTGTGGAGCTAACAGCGCGGAAGCGGCACAGATGTATATTACATTGGAGTGGATGTTCCGGCAGATGTTCGGAGATACGGCGGATCGTGAGTATCTTGCAAAGATTGCGTATGATACCCGAGGGTTGATCCCCGAAGCTGCGACACATGCAGTTCTAAAAGGAAAATTTAATATTGAAGTCAAAAGTGGAATCCGTTTCAGCCTGGATGATCTGAATTATTATGTGTCAGATTTTATCGAGCAGAAAGACGGATTTTTTTATTACCAGATGATCTGTGAGACGTTGGGCGAAGCCGGAAACCGGAACTTCGGGGATATGATCCCGATTGATTATGTTCCGGGGCTTACAACTTGCGAACTGACCGAAGTGCTGATCCCGGGAGAGGATGAAGAAGATACCGAAGTGTTCCGGCAACGATGGAGAGACAGCTTTAATGCGGCGGCATTTGGCGGCAACCGGGCGGACTACCGGGAGAAGATCAAGGCGATTGATGGTGTTGGCGGCGTGAAGTGTTACCGTGCGACCAATGCGGCGGGGGAAAAGGTCGGCGGGTATGTGCGCTGCGTTGTGATCGCATCGGATTATTCCGAGCCATCAACAGTCCTGATCGATAACATCCAGACGATCATCGATCCAGAGCAGAATCATGCCGAGGGAGATGGCCTTGCGCCGATCGGTCATATTGTTACGATTGCCGGCGCTGCGGGTGTAAAAATAAACGTAGTAACGACCATTACATTTGATACCGGATATACGTTTGCGGATATCAAGAGCCGGATCGAAACGGCAGTTGAAACATATCTGCTGTCCCTGCGGCGTGACTGGGAGAATAGTGCTGCGGGTCTGGTGGTCAGGATCAAGCAGATTGAAGCGGCATTATTGGATGTGGAAGGAATTCTGGATGTCGCAGATACGAAATTAAACGGGAAAGCCGAGAATATACAGCTCGGCGTTGATGAGATCCCATTAAGGGGGGAGATCAGTGGATAGACAGTTGCTTGATTATTTGCCGGAGGTCTTGAAAACCTATGCGGAGTTTCGGGAGCTGGCAAGGGTAGAGCAGCCTGCGGTAGCGGAGCTGTGGGATGCCATAGATGATCTGTTTGGCGAAGCGTTCATTACAGATGAGAGTGCTGCCGGTGCTTCCCGGTGGGAGAAGATATTGGAGATTACACCGTTTGATACGGATACGATCGAGTTTCGGAATTTCCGCATCCGCGCAAGACTGCTTGAAGATAAGCCGTATACCTATCGGACTTTGTGCAAACAGCTGGCGGCACTCTGCGGATCAGACGGGTATACCATAAAACTGGATCACGATGCCTATACACTGACTGTTCGTGTGGCACTGAAATCCAAGCAGTTCCGAAATGAAGCGGAGCAGATGCTGGAACGTGTTGTGCCGCTCAATCTGATCCTTGATGTAGATCTTATGTATAATACGCATGGGATCATAAAAGGTACTGGGTTGACGCGCGGACAGCTTGCAAAGTATACGCACAAAGAAGAAAGAGGTGATACGTTGGAAACAACAAAGAATTGCAGCTTGAAAAAGCCGGGGCAGAACGATTTTTACGATGTGCAGGATTTTGATGACAACATGGAGACCATTGACGAGCATATTGGAGCTCTGGAATCTCCGGTTTACGAAGAATCAAAGGAATTGGAAGAACTGAAAAGCGGGGAACCATATCTATCGGCGTTTGGCAAGATTAAGAAAGCCGTAGGCGCATTGATCGCGCATATCGGTGACAAAGATAATCCGCATGGTGTTACGCTTGCACAGCTTGGCGCGGCGGCGGCGAATAGTCTTGCAGAACACATTCAGGATAAGAAGAACCCGCACGGCGTAACAAAAGCACAGGTTGGGCTTGGAAACTGTGACAATACGGCAGATGTGGACAAGTCGGTAAAATATGCTAAGACGGCGGGAAGCGCTGTCGATCAGACAGCAAGAAATGCTGCAACGTCAGCAAATACAAATGCGAATAATAGATTGGCGAAATCAGGAGATACCATGAATGGCGTATTGAATATGAACGGACATAATATCATGTATCCATCGCGTATACAGGGACCGGATGGAAAACCAATCGTAGTCGCATCAGGAGATGGAAATAACAATAACACCTATGTGGACTTGCTTGGGTCAAGAGTGCAGTGCAGAAATACGAACGGAACAGCATGGATTCCTGTCCAGGGATATTCATTTACCAATCCATCGTCTCGATTGATAAAAGAGAATATCCGGGACATGACCGAGGATGAAGCCAGAAAGATCCTTGATGTTCGGATCGTGGACTATGATTATAAAAAAGCGTTCGGTGGTCGGAAAGGGCAGGAAGGTGTGATCGCAGAGGAGCTCTTGGAGCTTTTTCCGCACGCAGTGACGGTACCGGATGGATATGACGAAACGAACTTTGACGAATCAAAAGGATTGGAAAATCAGATCATGAGTGTTGACTACGCAAAGCTGGTAAGCCCGCTTATTAAGCTGGTACAGATGCAGCAGTCACAGATTGATATATTACAGACAAGGGTATCAGCCCTTGAGAAAGGAGCACTAAAATGAACCATATTATTTTAGCAGACGGAACAACGTTGAATACTTCACAGGAAAGCGGCAGTACATTTCGTGTCCCGTTGGAAAACAGGGACGCATTTAAGGATCTGTTGAGCAAGATCACGGATGAAAATGTGCAGACCATCCAGATTGTTACAGAAGAGGATGTTGTGGTTGAGAGACAGAGCAACCTCACGCTTTCCAGATTATCACTGGAGCAGGCAGAGCAGGCAGATGATGGAGGAACGTACACGGCGGTACTGGAATGCAGACCGGCGGACAAAACAGCACAGCGTCTTGCCGATCAGCAGACTAGTATCGATGATTTGGCAACAGCGGTCGCAGGGCTGTTGTACGGAGAGGATGGTGAGACAGAATGACAGCAAGCGTAAAACGCATTATGCTCAAAGCAATCCGTGCAAGATTAAGCCAGGGCGAAGATCTGAAGACAATCTTGGACAGTTATCCGAAATTGCCTTATGCGGATAAAAAGGAACTGAAAAAAGAGTTAAGTGAATAAAGATGCATAGAAACCGCGGGAGAAATCTCTGCGGTATTTTTATGCGGAAAGGAATCATATGCCATTAAGTGAAGAGTACATCAAAAAACAGTTTGAAACGACAGAGGATCGGCTTAACGATCATGCGGAGCGTCTCCGGACGATGGAAAAGGGCGTAGCGGTGACGGATGCAAGGGTAGACACCCTTTGCGCATCGCTGGAAAAGCAGACAAAATCCATCAATGCGCTGATCGGCACATTTGCCACGGCACTGGTGGGATTTTTTATCTACGCAGTGGAAGTTGGCGTATTTAAGTAAGTAGGAACTGAATATTTTATAGAAAGGTTAAAAAGGTGAAGAGTATGTTTAAGAATTGTGTTTTAAAACCGAGTGTAAGTACAAAGGAGTGGTTCAAGAGAGCGGGGATCCGCGCAGTAAAGACTATGGCACAGACAGCAGGCGGTATGCTTGTGATTGGTGCTTTTAACGAAACTGCATGGAGCATTTTGATCCAGACAACGATTGTAACCGGAATTGCATCTATGCTGACATCTATTGCGGGTCTGCCGGAATGCGAAGAGTGTAAGGAGGAGTAATCATGGCTCACAGAAAAATCAATGAAACGGGGATTGCACTTATTAAACGCTTTGAAGGCTGTCGTTTGACAGCCTACAAATGCTCTGCAGGTGTATGGACCATCGGGTATGGTCATACATCTGGCGTACATAGTGGACAGGCTATTACACAGGCGCAGGCGGATGCATTGCTGCGGCAGGATCTGGAAAAATTTGAGCGGTATGTCAACAGTACTGCATATGTGCCGATCACTGCGCAACTTAATGAGAATCAGTTCGCGGCACTGGTTAGCTTTGCTTTTAATTGCGGACAGGGCAACCTCAAGAGATTATGCGCGGGCAGAAATACAGTACAGATCGCGGCGGCAATGCCACAGTATTGTAAAGCGGCAGGAAGAAAGTTGCCGGGACTGGTGCAGCGTAGAGCGGCAGAGGTGGCGTTGTTTAATGCGCCAGTTACTACTGCATCTACAAATCAGCCGGCAGTCAAAGCGGCGGAGGTGCAGCATGTTCAGCCGAACTATCAGCCTGGACAGGCTTACTTCGTACATGTGGACAATCTGCGCATCCGATCAACACCGAGTACACAGGGAAAGATCATTGGAAAGATCGGGAACCGCGCGGTATGCAACAAGGCAACGACCAGAGATAGTAAGGGGCAGATCTGGATGAATATCTCTGGATCAGCAAAAGAAGAGTGGATCTGCGCCGACACGGGTGTAAAGAGTTTTGTGTATTAGAGATAGGACAAGCCGTGGCACTTACCCCGCCACGGCTTTTTGCGTTGAAACAAAAGTTGGAAATATCAACTTTTATATAATTAAAAAATGCACAATTTGATAATTTTGACTTGACAAAATGATAATATTGAGTATTATAGATAGTGCAGTAGCCGGATACTATCTGTTAGGAGGAAAAACAATGGCAAGAAGTGTAACAAGTCGGATAGCAGAGTTGCTCTCTCAGAAAAAGATGACACAAAAGCAATTGGCTTGCAAAACTGGATTGACAGAATCGGCAATTTCTCATTATGTGAGGGGGGATCGCGTTCCTCGAGGCGTCAATTTAGTAAAAATTGCCAATGCACTGGAAACAACCACAGATTTTTTGCTTGGACAAGAAGAGGAAATCGATAAATGTGGAGAAATCGAAGCAGTTAAGGTAATGATTGCAAGAAATGCAGCTCAAATGTCTAAGAAAGAAAAAATGGAATTGATTAGTATTTTGATGTCTAGTAACTAGGAGGAATAATGTACTTAAAGAGTGAACAATATGAAGAAATAAAGCGAGTAGTAGTGGACACTTTTTTGCAATATGATATAAAGTGTGTTCCTATAAATGGGTTTGAGATGGCCGTAAAAATGGGACTTACAGTTGTACCATATTCTGCGTTGGATGCAATCCAACAGATGGCTGCACGAAAATTTAGTGAGGATGGTTTTTCTATTGAAAAGGAAAATGGTGAATGGATAATCTACTATAATGATTCGTGTAGAAGTTACAGAAGAATTAATCAAACAATTATGCATGAGATTGGGCATTACACGCTTGGTCATATTGAAGAAGGCGCGGAGGAGGAAGCAGAAGCAAATTTTTTTGCAAAGTATGCTCTTGCACCGCCGCCATTAGTACATACAATTCTTGAGACGGTAACACCAAAAAGTATTATGGAAGTATTTGATATAAGTAATGAGGCTGCAAATTATGCATACCAATATTATCAAATGTGGCTAGAACATGGCGGATATGACTATACAGAATATGAAGTAAAGATGCTAAAACTGTTTGAGGTAGCATAAGTTTTTTGGTTCGGATTGATGTATTGACATAATGTCTTTACATAGAAAAAACCAAGCACACAAGATGCTTGGCTGGTCGTTGAAAGTTTTTCAACAGTCAACTGACACTATAATTCTCTCTAGACAATTGGATTATAGCACTTTTGGAAACCTTTCGCAACCAGGAAAATGTGAAAGGAGAATGATATATGTATATTTTTCGTACATGGATTACAGATAAGAATGGTAACAAGATTTATGCCAGAGATTATGGTAAAAGAGCATTCAAAATCTGGGTGGACGATAAAGATAAAAAGAAAGCTTAGATTATAAAGCATGAAGGCTGTATTGTCAGTTGTGCAGTCCTTTCATAAAAGTATTTTTTATAGAAAGGATATAATAATATGGCAAAAACAAGATCAAGTAGTCATGGACTACAGAACAAAAAAATTGTAACCGTTCATTCTTACAAAAAGTCAGATGGGACTAAGGTAAGAGCATACAGAAGATCGACACCAAATTAGATGTGTGAGGTGAGAATATATGAGAAAATTTATCGAACACATTGAAAATGTTATGACATGGTGGATGCTGATAGTAAATGCTGTATTGTATAGCATGGTGTTCCTTATTTACAGAAAATGTATAGAAACAATTAATACCACAAATATCAATACAGATAATGCTTGGACGATTTTCTTTAATCATCCAGGAGAAACGGTTGGAGTATTTTTCTCTGGAGTATTTTTGAATTTGTTTGAAGTTTGGCTAGTCATAGTAGCTATTGCAAGTGTATTATGCTTAATTGTTGGCAACTATGATAAATCGGATTTGGCGATCGTAATAATGAATGGAGTATTGGCGATTACAGTATTAGTTTTAAATTTATTATTCGTAAAGATATACTGGGCGATACTCATTGTTCTGTTTATTATTATGGTAATAGCGTATGCACTTATGAGTTCAAATTAGAAATGTTTATTGAGCCTAGATTATCTGGGCTCTTTTTGATGCTTACTAAATATTAGAGATAGGACAAGCCGGAGGGAGAAATCCTTCCGGCTTTTTTGCGTTATAACAAAGCTATCAAATAAGAAGAAAGGCACACAACATAACGCTATGTTTTAATTGACATTTAGTATCCAATATAATAGAATATCAAAAGCGGATGTCCGCAAAAGGGAATATTAATTTTAAATGGGATACTAGCTCAGTTGGTAGAGCACTTGACTTTTAATCAAGTTGTCGGGGGTTCGACTCCCCCGTGTCTCATTCCGAAAAAGAAGCGGAAATCATTGAAAAATCAGTGGTTTCCGCTATTTTTGTGCTTTAGAAAAGTACGCCGGTTTGATTGAAATTAGATGTCCGCATCGTGTCCGCAAAGGTGTTTTTTGCACCCTATGTCCGCAAAGTGTCCGCAAAATCACATGGCCAGAATATCGTTTACAACAGCGGCAGCATCTTCTTTTTCATCCATGATGTGGTTATATACGTTCAATACCATCTTCTCGGTGTCTCCCATGAGCTGCGCGATCTTTTTTATACTGATCGCCGGGACTTTGTAGCATAGGTTCGTACAGTAGTTATGCCGGAAAATATGAGCAGTCAGATCGGAGATGACCGGGAAAGCATCCGTTCCGCCGGCAGCGCGGTTCATTTTCCTTACAATGGACTGCCACATCTTAACGTATGCAGAGTGTGTCATGTTGGATCCGTCTTTACAGGTGAAAAGGTATGTACCGGATAAGCGGGATATGTAACTTTTCAGATATGCGGCGGTTGTGTCCGGGATCGGCACAGTCCGGAATCCATTATCACTCTTTGGCATTTGTTTGATCTCCGAAGCGTTATTCGGGAAAATAAGCGTTTTTGTGATTGAAACGGAGTATTTGTCACCGTCCGATTTAAAATCGAATTTTGACAGTGCCAGGGCTTCTCCACGGCGTAGCCCGCATGAGTATATGATGTACACGAATGCTTTTTCCCTGTCTGTAAAGTCTGCTTTTGCAAGCGCGGTCTTTTCTTCTGGCGTGAGAGGGCGCTTTTCTTTCCTGGTGTACTTGGGGAGGTTTATATCGTCACAGATCTTATCGTACATTCCGGATCCGATATAGTTGTCAACAACCGCCATTTTCATAATCTGCTTAAAAGTGATCTCGATCTGCTGACAAGTGCGCGGTTTATCCAGTGCATTGTTGATCGCAAGCTGGAAGTGACTGTTGCGGATATCGGTCAGCCGGACACCTTCTAAAAATGACAGATGCGTATTTATTATGTTCTCATACATTTTCCTGGTATTCATTTCCCGCACGCCTTTTTTGACGCGCAGCCACTCTTTGGCGTAGTCAAGAAACATTACATCTGTGCTTTGGACGTATTGTCCGTTCTCAACCTCGTTTTTGAGCCGGTTCACCTGCTTCTCCAGATCGGCACTGGATTTCTTCGACACAAGACGTTTCCGGTGCTTGCTGCCGTCCGCATTGTAAGTTCCATCCCATATTTTGGTTTCCCACTCCCCGCGGGAGTTCATTGTGTACTTTGCTTTTGCCATTGTAGCATTCCTCCTTAAAAATGAGTATAAAAATAACAGCCAGCGTGGAACGGGTGTTCCGCTTGCATAGCTGCTCCGAGAATGATACAATATGCTTGCTTAGGGCTTTCGTATCATTCGAGAGCATGCCGCCTTGCTGAAAAGTGGGGCGGTTTTTTATTAAAAGAATTAGATGTTATCTTATTTTAATTTCTAAGGAATCTTTTCCTGCCTGGATCGTTAAAATAAGTTCATCTGCTGAATCAGCAACAGAATCCGGTATTTCAAAGGCAATACGTCCGCTTTTGGATGATAAAGGATTGACAGAGGTATCATGCATTTCCTGGGAATATCCCAATAAGTTTGTTGACGAATATTCATAAGATCCCTGATATACTACTTTGGCGGAAATGGCACTGCTTAAACCTACACTTGGAAGAAAGGTGTCAGCAGATGTGCCGTTGTTTGTTACAGTGAGGTCAATCATTAAATATTTGTTTCCATCATCGGCAGTAAATCCATAATAATCATTTTCTTCAACGGTATCTACAATTTCAGCATTTGTTGCGATCACAGCCCAGTCTCCAATAGCACATTCTTCGTTGAGTGCATGAATAGCGGTTGATGCGTCGGCTACAGACTGCTGATCGTCGGAGGTTGAACTTTCTGTGGTGGAAGGGGATTCAGTGGTCTGTTCAGGTGTAGTTTGATCTGTAGTGGTCGTGGTATTTGTTTGGGAGGAAGAAGCGTTTTCTCCACAGCCGGCTAATGTTAATGTAGTGAGTAGCAATAGAGTAATAATTTTCTTTTTCATAAGTATATCCCTCTCTTTTTTATTCTTAATGCCATAAAGGGCATCGCTTTTTCGTTTAAAGTCTCTTATTTTCCAAAGAACCTGCAACTTTGATTAAATAGTGCACCCGTTTTGAAGTTTAGTTGTTGTTTTTCTTTTTTATAAGGCAGATCAATGCTAAAATTGCGCAAATTAAGCACCATGCTGACCAGATAATCAAATCACCATAACTGCCTGCTAACGTGAAGCCGAAAAGAGCACCAAGTCCGTAGAGGATGATAAGAGCAATGTTACCACCCTTTCCGCCCTTTCGTGTTGCGATCGAAACAATTCCACCGGACAAAAGCATAATTGCAACAATAACACCAGCAGAGCCGCCGACTTCGCCATTTGCTTCTAATGTGTTTGATATTCCGGCTGCGCATGACTGCAAACCAACGATGAAAAATAAAACGATTGATAAAATCCCCGATACAAGTTTCCAAGTTTTCATAAATAAATCCTCCTGATTTTACTGCGAACCGGGTGCAAATTCGCAATGTTAATAGCATATTAATCATATCATATAATAAATAGAGGAAAAATCGTAAAAAATCGACTTTTTTCAACTGCTTTAGTTAAACACGTTTCAGTACCCCCAAAGGATTGAAATATATCAGGTATTTTTCATAAGTAGTGCAGAGACCATACTTTGATTCATAATGGGAAAGAGCATCAATTAAGAATTCTTCTGTGACGTCAAGATACTCTGCAATCTCATACCGGTTACGGCATCCAGCGTTGTATGCCTTGACGATGCCGGAAAGCCCGATCATTTTGTCGTAGGCGACGATACGCGCTTTCATTTCCTGCTTACGGTTTTCAGCGGAAGCCTGACTTAATATGCTGCCGGCAGTGGTATAGTGGTGTCCGAGTTCTTCTGCAAGTACACACGCTTTTTCTGTTGTAGTCAATTTGCGGTCGATGGCGATCCTGTGTCCTTTGATTCTCCCTTTGCTTACAGGGAGATTTTTTTCTTTCGTAACGAGTTTGTTATTGTCTGCTTCAAGCAGCAATTCTTCATATGTCAAATTTATCACCCGTTCTCATAATATCATATGTAGTGTCCAATAAGTGGGACATTGCTATGGTGTGTTTTCAAAGTTTTCATCATCCATAATATTTTCTTCAATTTCTTTTAAGTCGTCTGGAGCAGCGTCATAATTATCTGCATGAGCGGCATTGACTTCGTAATCAGAAGATTCATTAACCGTCATAGAAACAATGTTATCCGCTTTCTTCTTTTCTTCATCAGAGCGTTCATATTCCTTTTCCAGTGTGAAGTCTACCATTTCTTTGCCGTGCTCGTCGAGGGCATTATATCTTTTTAACAATTCCATTTCAGATGGCTTAATGTGAAAATTCTTACCTGGAACTTTTATTCCATATGCCTCTTCCATTAAAGAGACAAAATCTAACTCGTATAATTCACACAGTGCTAAAAAAGTGTCCATATCTGGCTCTGTCACACCGTTTTCATAATTACTTAATGTAGTATTTTTTATGCCAGTCTTTTTTGACACATCACTTTGCTTTAAGCCCTTGTCTAAACGTCCTTTTTTCAATTGAGATATTAGGTATTCATTCATGGCTTTTTCCTCCCTTATTGGATTGGTTTCATTATATTACGAAATTTTGGAATTGTAAAATAAAATTTCAAAAAAGTTAAAATTTGTTATTGACATTCCATGATAAATGGAATATAGTTTAATCATTCCAGAAAACATGAAATAGAGGTGAGAAAACAAAAATGGTTTTAGATTTTATGGAATTGAAAGACTTCATTGATAAGTCTGGATTAAAGCAAAAAGCAATCGCTGAAAAGTCCGGCGTGCCAGAAGTTCAGTTATGCTTAATCCTTCAAGGAAAAAGAAAATGTGAGGTGGGAGAGTATGCAAGTATCTGTGATGCTTTGGGCGTTAAAGTTGACAGATTTATCAGAAAAAAACCCCGTATGCCGGACAAAACAAAAGTATGAGAGGAGAGTGAGAATATGTGGATTTCAAAGAAAAAATGGAAATCACTTGAAGAAAGAACCGCTGACCTTGAAGTACGGGTTCAAAGTCAGCAGAAAAAAATAGATGCCTTTTGTGATTTTGGGTTAGAAAGACAAAAGATGCTTTCTAAATCGGGTCCGAAGCATCGTTGGAATTAGCAAAGCCTATTCTTCTTGCGGGTTTGGTTTTATCTTCACGTTCAACAGACGTGAGTAAGAAATTGAGTTGACTGGCATGTTGAATTAATTGGGATTTTTTCCCATTTATCAAACCGTAGAAATAGAGAATATCGGGGTTTTGGTAACCTATGTTTGTGACAATCATGGTGACTGATGTTCCAAATGAAGCTAGACGGAGTGCAATTTCATGGTCATTATCAAGGGATGCTTCAAAATCATGAATTTGCTCAAGAATTTTTTCGTATTTCCAATCAGCTAGGTCATAGTCACGAATGGTAATTGGTTCGATAAAATCATCCATATAAAAATCTCCTTTCCTATAGTCTCAGACGCGGTAATGCCCTGTAAGGAGATTGTACCACAGGTGACTAAGTGACGGAAGTTGTTAAGAAAGGTGATGAAAAATGAAATATCCAAAACAGGTAATGAAAAAATCAGAACTTGTAGCAATGGGATTCACCGATGAATATCTCATGTATGTGTACAGAAATAACCGGAATGCAATCGCATGGAAGATGAATCCCACGAAGGTAAACAGCACGATTTTGTTTGACACAGAAGAACTTGAGAAGTTCAGACAGAGACATGCGAAATGTATTCGGTAGAAAGGAGGCGAGGGAAAGTGAGCATAAGTGTAGAAGAATTGGAAAAGGTTTGCCAGCCGGTGGCGGAATGGTTGAGAAAAAATAGTGATCCGTACATTGGAGTACACATAACAGCCGATCACGCGGAGCTGGTTGCAGACGTGACGGGAGTGCCATTGAAAACGGCGGCTGATGAAAAGGAGATGGAAAAGTGATTAAGACAGGAAACATACTCATGGTGTGCGGATCCACGGCGGCGATCTTGTCAGCCTGCGGTTATGATGGACAACCTGTGATCGGCGGGATCGTGTTTCTGGCGGGGCTTGTGATGCTCGGGGCCGGAAACAAATTAAAGAAGATCCATTCGGAGCGTGAGAAAGTAAATCTCCGCTGCAGATTAAAAAGAAAAATAGCACCGTCAGATTCTTTGGCGAGAACCGGTGCTATTGATTGAAAAATACGTCTATGTATTTTTGTGTATTATAGCACAGTTTTCGGAGAAACGGAAGGGAAAATTATGAAATATCAAGTTTGCCGAGGATGCGGGGATCATCTGGACGCCGGTGAAGCAGTCAATGGTTACTGCCGCGATTGCCTGGAAGAAAAGGAAAAAAGAAAGGACATCGTGTACCGGATGCAGTGTATGGTGGCATCCAAGGATT